GAATCGTGTGTTCCCTAGCATGAGCGTTGAGTTTCTAGTGATGGGTTCAGGGGTGGTAATCGCTGTCGCATTTCTTAACCTGGTAATTGGAAAAGCATTCGACCAAATGGGCAGTGATGACCGTGAGCCGGAGGAGTCTAAACCGGCTGATTTATGGCAAGGCTATGAGCGCAGAAAGACCAAGTGATTTTGTTAAGAGTGCAAATTCTCTTTCATTTTGTTGAGTTTTTCACACAACACCAAAGCGTCAAAATTTATTTACTTTAGTCATCTTTACTTTGCTAAATTTAGTATGCTAAAATTCATCCATGCCAAACAAAACGGCATCGGCTGAACGGATCGACGCTCACCCACCGACTCATTAACAACTTAACGCCCGTAGCGCACGCAAGTGTTAGCTGGGCACCCGTATCACGGGGTGAGAGTGATTGAGGGCCATGCACCAATAAAAGCAAGCAGTGGAAACAGCGGTGGTTGATCGGGTGGTCAACGCGCATCCGTTGAAGTAAAGCCGGAGCCTGCAATGCAGGGAGATGCCGGCAAAGCCATTGGCAAGAGTGGCAAAACATGAGCCTTGTGACAGGGGGCTGATGTTTTTACCCAAGGAGAGACTGTGAAATGCGTTTGTAGGCAATGCGGCGTAGAGTTTGAAAGACTCCCGGGCTACGTCAATAGATCAATTTCAATCGGCGCACCGCTCTACTGTGGCAGACGTTGTGCGGGACTTGCCCGGCAAAAGCCCAAGCCCACAGAAACCGAAGCTAAAGCGGCAAAAGCTAAATACGATATGCAATATCGTGCTGCAAATCTGGAGAAGATCAGAGCCGATAAGTTGGAGTGGTATCGTGCCAATCACGCTGCAATTCTGGAGCGACAGACAGCGGCGCGGCCAAAGAAAATGCCGTACCACCTCGAATACTGCCGCCAGCCAGCCTATCGCGCCAAAAAATCAGAGTACGACATACAGCGTCGCGCTCGCAAGCAATTCGGGGAATTCTCCGAAGCCTTCCTGCTCTTGCGGGAAGTTGAAACAGAAATCAGCCGCCGCGCAAGCCGGTATGAAATCTACTCCCAAAACGGACTACTAAACAAAGCGCAGACGCGCAGAAGGTCACTATGAGCGACATCAAAGAACTCAATGCATCAAACCTCAAATCAGCATTGTGGGAAACCTTAAATCAAGTTAAGGAGGGCACGATGCAAGCAGGAAACGCAGACGCAGTTGCATCTCAAGCCCGAGAAATTCTGCGCACCGTCAAAGTGCAATTGCAGGTCACGCAACAGTCGAAGCGATCCGTACCACACGATTCCAATAATTGACAGCGCCAGACAAGCCCACAACACGGCTTTGTCGCCTGCATCAATTGGCCGCTTGGGTTCGCTGATGTAGCTCGTAGCATGTGCGCCGCAAGCCTCTTGGATTGTTCTAGGGTGGCGTCTTGTAGTGGTGTTCATGCCGCGACCTTTTCAATTGCGTCAGCCATTGCAAGTAGTGCAGCAGCCATGTCGCGCGCTTGGCTTGGCGTCATGCTGTGCTGAAAACGTAAGCTTCCAGCGCTTTGCATGATGCTCACCAGTGGCCCACATTTCACATGGTTGTTACAAGTTATTTCAAGCGGGGCAAAGTCTGCAAAGTTGTTAATCAGGATGGGTTGCATTGCTGCTCCTTGAGTTGTTGTTTGAGTGCTGCTGCGTCGTTGCGCTTGTGCCAGTCAAGTGCTTTTTGCACGCCTGGCCGAATGGGTTGCGTCATAAAACTCCAGTCGTAAAAAAAGCACCGAAGTGCAAAGAAGGATTGACAACCCAGCCGTGTTTAAGCTGCTTGATTGATTTTGAACACCGCGCTAGGTGTGCGCCGGGGCTAAGACCGTGCGCTTGCTGGGTCGTCAAAAGGGTGGGGTGGCCGGATGTGATCCCGGCTTCGGGGCTCTTAGCTGACCCTTCGAGCGTGCTGGATAGCGCATCACAACTGCGCGTTACACCCCGTAAATGAAGATGGCGACCGGGATTCCCCAATCCTAAAACCGGCACATTGATACAGGTTTCTTAACCATCAAGTAAGCCCTGACTTTACCCATACCGTTAAAAATATGGCAGGGCTTACTTGATAGTTGATAGTCTTACTTGCTCACTGAGTGGGGACCCGCTACTTGACACTCAAATCACTCTTTTCATCACTATCATTCAAGCATTCTAGGGCTTGATACCTAGATTGGCTCCCCTTCGGATTACTTCTAGTCCAGCTAGTTTCAAATATCCGGCAGCGCTCAGAGTCGGCCATATATCGCTGATTGCGTGTCCTTCCACGCCGATGCTTGAATGATAGTTGATAGCAGTCCTAATGCTTTTCAGCCGTTGGACACCTTAGATTAATCCGCGCACGTGGAGCTAATATGCTTATTTACATCATGCTATCAAGTAAGCTGGTTAGTAAGTCTGCCTAACGCCGGTTCATGAACTTCTAGCCGACCCGGTTAAGGCCGCTTACTTGATAGTCCACGTCTTTCCGTGGTGCCATTCACTTTGGACTTAAGCCGCACGATTATGAAACTACGTGCTATTTTCGTTTGGCTGAAAGAATCATACACCAAGACAACCACTATTTTGACTAGGGGTTTTCACTAATAGCCAAATGCCGTAAAATATGCTAAATGGCTGAACAAATTGACTTCATTGACGCGCTACGCAAGCTAATCGACTCAAAGACTGGCGAGATAAACACGTCATTGCCTGGGGTCATTGTGAGCTATGCTAATGGCCGCGCTAGTGTGCAGCCTACGCCTAAAAAGCGTTATGCGGATGGGGATGTTTTACCGTTTCCAATCCTGCAAAATGTCCGCGTGTGCTGGCCTTCATTCGCTGGTGGGTCTGCCGGTGTTAAGGGGCCGATTCTGCCGGGTGATAAATGCTTGCTTGTATTCTCGCAACAAGCTGTTGACGGCACAGACGATATGCGCCGGTTTGACATTTCAGACGCTTACGCTATCCCTTGTGACATTGGTAGTGCTGGCGCTGGTGACAGTGGCAACAATGACGCTTTAACCGTGTTCTATGGCTCTGCATTTATGCGCCTGACTGGTGGTGGGTCTTTGCTGATTAACGCGCCTGCGGGTGTCACGATTGTGGGTGCTGCTATGACGCATAACGGCGTTAATGTTGGCTCCACTCATACGCATGGTGGCGTGAGTCCTGGCGGGTCTAATACGGGGACTCCTACATGATTGATTTAGGACTTGACCCGCAGACGCATGATTTGTACCTAGTCAACAATGATCTGGTGCTTTTAGACGGTGCCGAGCGTGTGCGGCAGCACCTAGCTATTAAGCTCAAACTTTGGCAAGGCGAATGGTTTTTAGATACTGAATTTGGCACGCCTTACACGGCTGAGATTCTTGGTAAACAGATTAGCCTAGCTGGTTCTATTGCTGCGCTGAAAGCGTCAATCATGGCCGTTGATGGCGTTCAAAAGATTACCCGGTTTACGTTTGATTTCAACCGCTCTGCTAGGTCTTTGGATGTTGATTTTGATGTGCTTACACCTTACGGATTGATTACATACAATGCCACTTAATACAACAGGCTTTGAGCGTGAGCGCCTAGCCGATATCAAGACTGATTACGATCAGCGGTTTACTGACGCGCTAGGGCCGGTTAACACTTCGCCTGATGCCGTTGTAGGTCAAATGATTGGCATCTTTGCGGCTGCTCTGGATGAGATTCAAGAAACATTGCAAGACACCTATGACGCCATGTATCCATACAGTGCAGAAGGTACTAGCCTTGACGGTGCTGTAGCGTTTGTAGGACTTACCAGGCTTGGCTCTACGCCTACCACTGTTACCGCTTGCGTGTACGGTGCAGAGTCTACTTTGTTGCCTTCTGGCGTGCTTACGCGCTCTGGCACCAAGCAATACGCGACTACATCGGATGTAGTGATTAGCCGTGCCAATGCGTTAGATGTTGAAATTGAAGTGACTACGGTTATCAATGCAACGTCTTACCAGATCATTGCAGGTGGAGTGCTAGCAGCTTACACCAGTGATGCCAGTGCCACAGCCAATGAGATTGCAGCGGGCCTTGCAGCGGCGTTTGATGCTGATAACTTTACAGCGGTTGCGACGGGTTCAAAGTTGCGCGTTTACAGTGCAGATCAAATGTCTGATTTTCCATTGACGCTAGATGCTAATCTGACTATAACTAAGCTAGGTTCACCGGCTGTTTTTACGTCTATTGAGTTGGGTGCTAACGTCTTACCTGCTGGCGCTTTGACCATTATTGACAGTCCCATTCTCGGGTGGGATTCAGTGTCTAACTTGGTGGCTGGTGCGACTGGCCGCAATGTTGAAACTGATGAAGCCTTGCGTGATCGTCATTCAACCAGTGTGAGGGCTACGGGTAGCGCAACAGTTAAAGCTATCCGGGCGCGTTTGTTGGCTGAAGTGCCTGAAATTAGTTCGGCGTTTATCTACGAAAACCGCACGACTGAGATTGTGGATTCAATGCCTCCTCATAGCCTTGAAGCTGTGATTGTTGGCGGGTCTACTCAGGACATTCTTGATAAGCTGTGGGAAGTTAAACCGGCTGGAATTGAGACTTACGGCGACACGGTAGGCCAAGTGATTGATGACAATGGCGACGGTCAGACAATCAAGTTTTCGCGTCCTGTTACTCAGTTCGCATGGGTTCGTGTTTCGGTTGATGCGCTGTACGCTGAAGAGACTTTGACTAGCACTATTGAGGCGGCTATTGCTGACGCTGTGCTGTCGTATGGGTCAACGCTTAATGTTGGTGATGACATCATCACTCAGCGGTTCTACGGGCCTATTTATAACGCGACTACCGGCCTAGGTCAGATCACTGTCGAAGCTGCTATCACTGCAACCGAAGGCGGCACGCCTAGCTACTCGACAAACAATATTGCCATTGGTCGAGCTGGTATCGCGGCGTTTGATGTGGCTCGGATTAGCGTGGTAGGCGTATGAGCCTAGTCAGCGAAGCCCTAGAACGGGCCACTAGCCAGTTTCAGGCATCGCCTAAGGTATTGGCATTGCTTGAGGCTATCGTCGGGCCTTTGGATGTTGTCAAGGCTACGACTGACGAATTTAAGACTGAGCGTTGGATTGATACCGCTATCGGTAAGCAGTTAGACGGCTGTGGGTATATCGTCGGTGAGTTGCGGGCTGGCCGTGATGATGATGAATACCGCAAAGCCATTCGGTTTCGGGTGTTCGTCAATATTTCAGAGGGTACGCCTGACGCTTTGATTGATGGCTTGCGTTACTTGATTGATTCTGATGATTATCAGTATCTTGAGATGTACCCGGCAACGGCTATTTTGTTTGCCAATGGGCCTGACGTGCCTATTGATATTCACCATCAAATGCAGGATTTGGCACCTGCTGGAATATCTGATGTGCCCGTCATGGTGTCGTATGCGGAGTTGCCATTTCGTTTTGCCAAAGAGTCTACTGCTGGAGAGTTATTTGTTAATGGCAAAACAAGTTACCTCACGGCTAACGGCTCTGATATTAAAGTTTCGGCTGAATCCGGTAATATAACTGGTCCTACTTTTGGCGGTATTGCACCCGCCGAGTTGACGGCGGGAGTGCAGTTGATTGATGTGAATGGCTCTATTCTTGTCGTTCACGCTGAAAATTATCAAACTAAAATAGAATCATGGCATTCTCAGTAGTAAACAAACCAACGCCTAGATTGTCAGTAACAACATCACGGTTTATATGTTTGAACAACCGATTAATCAACCAATTAAGCCACTGTGCGGGCAAAGGTTGGCCT